AAGCGGTTGATGAAAGAATCAAAAATCTGGAAGAAGAAGAAACGGCTTTGGCGCAGCAAATTGCCAATGTGGAGAAAACCCAATTCATCATTGAAAAATTCAACAAACTAAAAATTGATACCCTGGAATCTAAAATCAATGAGAAATTCAAGTTTGTCAATTTCAGAATGTTCGAAACGCAAATCAACGGTGGAGAATCAGAATGCTGTGATGCTTTGATTGATGGCGTGCCTTTCTCGGATGCAAACACAGCATCCAAGATAAACGCTGGTTTGGATATCATCAACACGCTTTGCGATTTCTACCAAGTTACTGCTCCAATTTTCATTGATAACCGTGAGAGCATCATCAATGTAATCGACTTGGAAAGCCAATTGATTAATCTGATTGTATCTGGAGATGATGAAATTTTAAGAGTCGCATAATGCAAAAGATAAAAAGAAACCCCGACGGCTCACTGGCTGAAAATTGCAAAGAAAACATCGGGGTAAAAATTGGAAGTTTTGATTGCACGGCAAATTGTCCACACAATCAAAACACCAAAAAGGAAATAGAAAAACAAGCTTTCGATTTGGAGTTTGTTCGATGTTCAAAAATTCAACAACAAAGTCAATTAACAATAGAAATTTAGTCATGGAAACAAATAATACACCCACAGAAAAACCAAAAACAGAATTAACTGCAAAAGCTCAAATAACACCAAGTGAGCGTTTTACAATAGCAGTAATGAAAAACTTTTCACAAGACAATGGAGGTGTTCAAATTACACCTTTTCAAAAAAGATTGTGCCAAAGCTATTTTATTAAAATAGATCAAATGCTTAAAGCTGCTGAAATAAAAAGAATGGCTAAATCAGAACAATACAGGGATGCTTTGCCATACACATGGGACAGCGTAAACATGAACAAATTAGCCGTTGATGTGGTTTCTTTTAGTTCAGTAGGATTAGATCCTATGCAAAAAAATCATTTGCATCCAATTCCATATAAAAATAGTGCTTTAAATAAATACGACATCAGCTTTACCAAAGGCTATAACGGTATTGAGTTAGTGGCTAAAAAATATGGTGTTGATGTTCCGGATGATGTGATTGTTCGTATCGTGTATGCTAATGAAAAATTCACTCCTATTTATAAAGATTCGGAAAATAAAAAAGAAAGTTTCACACATAAAGCATCGGACAATCCTTTTGACAAAGGCGATATTTTAGGAGGGTATTACTACCATATTTATTTTGAATTTCCAGAAAAAAACAAACTGCGTGTTTTCTCTATGAAAGATATCGAAAAGCGAATTCCTAAATCAGCATCGGTTGAATTTTGGGGCGGTGAAAAAGATGTTTGGAAAAACGGTCAAAAAGTAGGAAAAGAAACTACTGAAGGCTGGAAAGATGAAATGGTCTGGAAAACCATAAAAAGAGCCGCTTGGGATGCCATCAATATCGACAGTCAAAAAATTGACGATAACATCCAAAAGATTCTTTCAGAAGAAGAAGTAATTGTTAAAGATGAAATCGAAGATCTTGTTTCTGATAAAATCAAGAAAGATGCCAATAAAGAATCTTTAGATTTTTCGCAAACAGCTGAAGATACTGCATTTGAGGAAATCAAGAATCCAGAAGAAAAACCTCAAGATGAACTTTTCAAAAATCAGGAAGAAAGTCCAGTTAAACTAGGTTTCTAATTATGAATCTTAAAGTAATCAAAACAGGATCCATAGGTAACGCTTACATCCTTGGCAACAAGGATGAAGTTTTACTAATCGAATGCGGGGTAAACATCAAAGAAATCAAACAAGGATTGGATTTTGATTATAGCAAAGTAGTTGGATGTATTTGTACCCACGAACACATGGACCACAGTAAAAGCATTTGGGATGTGATGAAATTAGGAATTGATGTTTATGCTTCATTTGGAACTTTAAAAGCAAGATTCGTTGCAGAACAATCCAGATCAAAAGTGGTAAAATCAAAACAATCATTCACTATTGGAAATTTCAAGATACTTCCTTTCGATGTAATGCACGATGCAAAAGAGCCATTGGGATTCTTAATCGATCATCCTGATTGTGGTAAAGTGCTATTTCTAACTGATACCTACTACTGCAAATACACTTTTCCAGATTTGAATAACATCATTATCGAAGCGAATTATTCAAAAGAAATAATTGATAGAAAATATGGTCCTGATAGTGATAAGGAATTTTTGAGAAACAGGATTTTACAATCTCACTTCTCACTTGAAAATTGCAAAGGGATGTTGTCAGCAAATGACTTGTCAAAAGTAAACAACATTGTTCTGATTCACTTATCAGATAGCAATTCAGATGAAAAGCAATTTGTAAAAGAAGTACACGAACTCACAGGAAAAAATGTAACTGCAGCAGTTAACGGAATGGTAATTCCATTTAAAAAAACACCTTTTTAAAATGAGCAAAATATTAATACTAGATATCGAAACCACAGGATTTCTTCAACAAGGTGGTAAAATCGTTGAAGTTGGAATTGTTCACAAACTTTATGAATTAGGAATCTTTAAAATTGATTAGCTATGTCAAAATCATTTATAGAACATTCGAAAAGCCATTTTACTGTAGAAAATCCAAATCTTGATAATATCAATACAGGATGCTTACAACGCATTGCCAATGCAACGGAATTGATGGCAACTAATTTTTTAAGACTTCAAGAAAGTAACGAATATTTAAAAAATAGAAATCGCCATTTACTCGATGAAGTTGAACGTTTAAAAAGATCCGCATCAGCTTACAAAGGAAAGTACAACCGCTTAAAAAACAAATCAGACCATGAAAAATAACATCTATATAATAGCCGTCATTTTAATTTCCTGTTTGAATTCCAACAGCTATTCCCAAAATAAGGACCAGGAGCATTATCTGGGATTTTCAGCAGGATTCGACATCAGAAACGCCATAACCGGAAGCGATGCCACCAAAGGCAAACCTGAACTAGATGCTTTATATCAATTTATGATAGTGACTCAAGGTGCTGAAATCAATTTAGGTTACGAAAACTTTAACGCAATTTGTTTCAGTAAATATACACTAGGTGTTGGGTATCATTTCCCACTTTATGGAAGAATTAGAAATACAGTTATCAAAACTATTTTGATTCCGAGCATAGAACCCACAATAATCAATCGATGGGGTACCGAATGGGAAACCAGAAGTGCACATTTATCCATAGGTGGCAATGTTGCTTTACGATGGAATATTAACGATGATTTTTCAGTTGAATTCTTAACTAATTTTTTGCCAAGAGTGGATCTAAAATCGAGGTACTCGGAACTTCATTCAAATGTTCCGATAGTAACGAGTAATTATCTGAAAATCATTTATAAAATACAACGATAATGGGAAATTTTCAAGGAACAAAAGGGAAATGGATCATAAAGCATTCGATTAGTAAAGATGCTTTTAATATTGTCGGAACTGTTTTGGGCGGTAATTACAAAATAGCTAGAATTCCATATTTAAGAACCGAAACTTTAGAAGATGTAAATGAAAAAGAAAAATTAGAAGCTGAAAATAACGCCAAACTAATAGCATGTGCGCCTGAAATGTTGGAAACACTCATGGAAGTAAGTAAACATCATCAAGGTGGACATTCTGAAATAGGACACAAAATAAAAGATATAATCAAAAAAGCAACCGAATAATGGCAAAAGATAAAACCAAAAAAAAGCTACACGTTACCTACAACGAAAAAGCATTTCTGGCACCAAATAGCATTCTATCGATGGCTGCCATTCATACCAAAATTAAAGCAGATGGAACGGCAATAATTCGAATATCAGATTGCAATCAAACCGTTAGAATCTGGAATGATTTTAACACCACAGCTGGAAAATTAGAAATGGTCGAAAAGCTGGATATGTTGCTTGATAAAATACAGCAATTCAAAACCGAGATTTTAGAAAGAATTCCTTAAACCAAAAAGTAATGATTTACAATTCCACAAATCCACTTCAAGTAAAACAAGCAATTGATAAAGTCAATCTCTTTATATCCAAAGGAAAAACTTTTGAACTGAAAGAGAAACGTGCCAAAAGAAGCATTTCGCAAAACAGCTATTTGCATTTAATACTGACTTGGTTTGGCATTGAAACGGGTTACACGATGGAAGAAGTAAAACAAGAAATATTTAAAAAGCACGTCAATTCAGCGACTTTCTACGAAGGAGAATTTGAAGGTAAAATTGAAGGAATCAAGATTGAACGCTGGCGAAGTACTGCCAGTTTAGACACTCAAGAAATGACATTGGTCATTAATCGATTTAGGAATTTTTCAAGCAACGAACTTGGAATTTATCTTCCAGAACCAAGAGAATTGGCATTGCTTCAGGATTTGGAAAACGAAATTAGTAAACACAATAATCAGGAATTTATATGAGCAACTTCATTGGTAAAATCGTAAAAATAGAAGAAGATAACATTGGATCGGTTCATTTCAAGAAAGTAGTAACACTCGAAAAAGACAATGAAACCTGCTTTTTTGAATTCAGAAATGAAGTTACGATGAGATTGTTAAAATCCTTTGAAACTGGTGATGAGGTAGCAATAAGTTACCTCCACCAAGGTAAAAAAACCCGAGCCGGATTAAGATGCAATAATCTTGTGGCTCAAACAATAGTAAAAATAGAATGCACCAATATTTGAAATTAAACCCACGCATTATGCAAAGAGAATTAGGAAAGGATATTCAGGATCCTAAAAGCAGAATTGCTTTTTTAACCGATAACTGTGATTCGATAGAATCTAAAGGTTACATGAAAAGATTCACGCCTGAACAGCTGCAAAAAATGAAAGAAAGCCTTTCAGTAAATGCAATTGCAATTAATGACATTCAGGAGGAACAAAAAGCAGCTGTAAGTGATTTTAAAGCACAATTAAGACCGATTCAGGAAGAACAAAAAGAAGTCCTGAAAGGTTTGAAAAACAAATCAGAACACGTCACAGAACGTTGTTTCAAGTTTATTGATGTTGAAAACCGAGAGGTTGGATTCTACAACGAAGATGGCGAATTGATTGAAAGCCGTCCAGCCTATGCAGATGAAATGCAAGGCAATATTTTTCAATCTCTTAAAAAAACTGGAACAGATAACCAGTAATTAAAAATAATTTTTAACAATACAATATCATGGAAAAAAACGAAAATAAAAAAGTAAATGTAATTCTTTCGCCAGGAACAGAAAAAGCGGAAATCATCATTCGTGAAGTAGCAAAAGTAAATGAGCTTGAAATCAAAGCACCATTGAAATTAAACATCAAAGGAGTAATTGGTTCTGTTCAGGAATTTTTAAGCAAAAGAAACGACCAGCAGGATCAAATAAACCAAAAGCGATGCCACATACTCGTTAATCGTGAAAATATCAGCATTGAGCTTATTTTCAACGAAAACGATGAGTATTTATCAGGTAAAATCAAAGGCACATTGGAAGAACATCCAAAATACAAAGAATTTGGGATTAATTCTGGTAAAGTTTGGACACCGACAGAATTAGGAATGTTTTTCAAAATGAACCGTGCTTTTTTCCCTGATAAATCGGAAAACATGAAATTGGTTACTGAATTAATGAATTTCATCGGAACGGTAAACAGCAGTATCGAAAAATCAGCCAAAGAAAACGGTGACAGAAGTGACAAATTCGCTCAAACTGTTAACAGCAATTTGCCATCATCATTCAAACTTAATATTCCAATTTTTAAAGGCACAAATGCTGAATCATTGGAGGTTGAAACCTTCGCCAATGTAAATGGACGTGATGTAGCTTTTGTCCTTTTATCTCCAGCCGCCAATCAAACCATGGAAGATATTAGAGATAAAGTCATAGACGAACAACTTACAGCCATCAGAGAAATATGCAGTGACATTGCTATTATCGAACAATAAAAATAAAACATCAGGAGTGTTTTTAATGCTCCTGATTTTTTTAAAATGTTCCATTTAATAAATAGTAATTATGGCTGAAAATAAAAAATCAATAGTGATTTATTCTGATTGGCAATCCATTTTTGAACAATTAGAAGATGTTGAAGCTGGGAAATTAATCAAACATTTTTTTGATTATGTGAATGATAAAAATCCAGAATTAGAAGATCGATTACTAAAAATGGCTTTCGAACCAATGAAATTGCAACTAAAAAGAGATTTATCAAAATGGGAGCAAACAAAGTTAAGGCGTTCAGAATCAGGTAAAAAAGGCGGTTTAAAAAGTGGAGAAGTTAGAAAAAACGAAGCAAACGAAGCAAATGCTTCAACTTTGAAGCAAAACGAAGCAAACGAAGCTGTAACTGTTAATGATAATGTTAATGTAAATGTTACTGTTAATGATATTCTTTTAAAAAAAGAAACAAAAGAAGAAAGAAAAATTTTTTCCAAAAATGAAATTTACGGAAAAGAACTTTCAGAATCTCAAAGCTGGATCGAAACAGTGGCAATGCAAAACAGAATCACTCCAGAAGAAGTTCCTAAATGGCTGGATGATTTCAACAAAAAATTAATTTCTGAATTAGATAACAAAATTTCAAAAAAAGAATTCGCATCGCATTTTTCAAGATGGTTGCCTGGAGAGATTTTAAAATCAAAAAACAATATTCAAAATGGAAAACAAACAGTCACTAGAAACCGTTAACAAGATTTCTCAAGATATCTTTTCTAGTGTTAAATCTCTTATTGGCTATAATCGATATTCTTTTTTGAAATCACTGGCAGTTGAAGATTTAAGCGAAACCGAAATTGCTCAAATGAAAGTCTATGAAGAAAAACACTTTCAATCCGATGAACAAAAGGAAAATCAAATAAATCACTGGAAAAAAGTAAGGGAATCAGTTGATGCTCCAGAAAAGAAATTCACAAAAAAAGAGCTTTGGAAATTGTTTATCAAAACATTCAAAGAAATCCACGGAAAAGAATTTGTTTACAACGATGAGGTTTTAGAAAATATAAAACCACTGATTTTTTATTTCATGAAAGATGAAAATTTCTTTTCCTGCAAAAACCTTTCGAAATTATCAGATCCAAGTTTTGAAAAAGGACTTTTGATTATTGGGAATTTCGGAAATGGCAAAACGGCAACGATGGAAGTTTTCGAAAAGATCTTCAAACCCATAAAATCAATTTCTTTCAAAGGATATTCTTCGAATGAGGTGGTTAATATGTTTGAAAAAATCAATCCAACATTGAAAGAACAGATTTTAACCAGAGCAGAATTTGACAAACTGATGCATACTGGAAAAAGATATTTCGATGATGTGAAAACCGAACGTGACGCTTCTAATTTCGGAAAAATGAACCTCATGAAAGACATTCTGGAAGTTAGAGAAAAGAACAATCTTCTAACGCACATTACCTGCAATTTCAAAGATGGTTTTCCAAATGATGTTCAAGCAGGATTAGATGAATTTGAAGATAGGTATGGAAGTAGGTTGTATGACAGGCTTTTCAAAATGTTCAACATCATAGTATTCACAGGTAAAAGTTTTAGACGATGAAAAAATATACAGGCGTAACCTACGACATAGATAGGCATCATTACGTTGCTAAAGTCAGTCACAAAGGCAAAATCTACAATTGCGGTTTTCACGATACCGAAAAAGCAGCAGCCATAGCCAGAGATACTGCCATAATCAACAATGGTTTAGAGGTCAAATTGCAAGTTTTGAAACCAGTCAACAAACCCAAAAAAAAGAAAGTATGACAGCATTTGAAATAACAAACGAAGCGGTTGAAAATGTGGAAATTAACAACAAAGTCTATTGCGAAAAACTTTGCGCTTTTGCTGAAAATTGGGTAAAAACACAGATGAAACAGTTCACAGCTGAAGATTTAAAGAAAGCGTATTTCAGTGCAGGAAATGCACCTCCATCACAACCCAGTGTATTTGGCGTTCCCTTTCGAAAATTATCCAAAAGGAAATTAATCTTCGATACTGAAAGAACCATAAAAAGCACCAATCCAGAAGCACACCAAAGACCATTGCGGATTTGGATAAGCAAGGAATTCAAGCAAAAACAATCCAATAACGCCAAACAAGATCAAACTTTAAACTTGTTTCAATAAAAAAACAAAATGATAAAAGAAAAAAGAGCCGTTAAAAATTATAAAGAGTTTTTGGAAGCAAAGATTGTTGTTGCTGGTACCTACGGAACTGAAATTGATAAAACCCAAATCAATCCAATTGCAAAACCGCATCAGGTTGATATCATTCATTGGGCAATTACTGGTGGTCGTAGAGCAATATTCGCTTCATTCGGATTAGGCAAAACATTAATGCAACTTGAAATTGCTAGATTGATCATTAAGCTAACTGGAAAGCCTTTTTTGATTTGTATGCCTTTGGGTGTTGTTGGAGAATTTCGAGATGATAACGAACTTTTAGGTGCTGAATATCCAATAAAATACATCACCGATACTGATTTAGTTGATACTTCAGAATTAGCAATTTACGTAACGAATTACGAAAGAGTTCGAAAAGGAGATATCAAACCTGAATTCTTTGGAGGTGTTTCTTTTGATGAAGCTTCCATACTTCGAAACCTGAAAACCGAAACCACGAATTATGTTTTAAAACATTTCAGAAACATAAATTATCGATTTGTCGCCACGGCAACACCTACGCCAAATGATTTCATCGAGATACTGAATTATGCCGATTATCTGGGAGTAATTGACCGTGGTCACGCTCTTACAAGATTCTTTCAAAGAGATTCCACCAAAGCCGGCCATCTTACTTTGTACCCAAACAAAAAAGAGGAGTTTTGGAAATGGGTTTCTTCTTGGGCAGTTTTCATAAACAAACCCAGTGATTTGGGTTATGATGATACGGGTTACAATTTGCCAAAACTGAATTTCCACGAAATTGAAATCGAAAATGATCCTGAAGGTGTTGTCACTAACAAAGAAGGTAAAATTGTTTTATTCAAGGACACCACAAAAAGCCTTGTCGATACTTCACGAGAGAAAAAAGACAGCATCGATATTCGTGTTCAAAAAACATTTGATTTGGTAAGCGAAAAACCAAACTCCAACTGGATTTTGTGGCATCATCGGGAAGCCGAAAGAGAATCATTGGAAAAGAAATTCAAGGATTTTGATTTAAAATCGGTTTACGGTTCCCAAACCAACACAGAAAAAGAAAATCTTTTGATTGACTTTAAACATTCAAAATTTCAGATTTTAAGTACCAAACCCGAAATAGCCGGAAGCGGTTGCAACTTCCAGCACGCTTGCCATAATATGGTTTTTGTGGGTATCGATTACAAGTTTAACAACTTCATTCAAGCCATTCACAGATGTTACCGATTCAGGCAAGAAAACGAAGTCAATGTTTATGCCATCTTCACAAATAATGAACGTGAAGTCTTGAAAACGCTAAAAGACAAATGGCGAAACCACATCGAATTGCAAACCGAAATGATAAACATTGTCCGAGAGTTTGGACTTAACACCGACAAAATTACAGCAGATATGAAAAGACAGATTTTTAAAAACAAGAGAAGTGCAACTATTGGAGGTGCAACGGTATTCAATGATGATACCATCAACGTTCACAACGAAATGGCCGACAATTCAACAGATATGATTCTGACTTCAATTCCTTTTGGAGATCATTATGAGTATTCAGACAACTACAATGATTTCGGCCACAACAACGGGAATGAAGAGTTTTTTAAACAAATGGATTTTCTAACACCCAATCTGTTGAGAACATTGAAGCCGGGCAAAATTGCCGCTATCCACGTAAAAGACAGAATCCGTTATTCATACCAAAACGGAACTTCATTTACCACAATTGACGATTTCAGCGGGAAAACGGTGGCGCATTTCGTGAAACACGGATTTTATTTGGTTGGTAAAATTACAGTTACCACGGATGTTGTTCGTGAAAACAATCAAACCTATCGCCTTGGATGGTCAGAACAATGCAAGGATGCCACCAAAATGGGAGTAGGATTGCCAGAATATGTTTTGCTTTTCAGAAAAAAACCAAGCGAAATGAATAATGCTTATGCAGATGAGCCTTGTGTAAAAACAAAAGAAGAATATTCTATTGATAAATGGCAATTGGATGCTCACGCTTATTGGAAATCATCTGGCAATCGTTTTATGAGTTATGAAGAATTGGCAGCTTCAGATATGAAAGCAGTTTTCAATAGATGGAGAGAATTCGATAAATCCAATATTTACAGCTATGATGAACATTTGAAAGTTTGTCAAGATTTGGAAGAATCCAATAAGTTGAGCCGTTTGTTTATGACAATTCCACCAACATCACCAACGGATATGGTTTGGACCGATGTAAACAGAATGAACACACTAAACGCCAATCAAGCCAACCGAAAAAAGGAAAAGCATATATGTCCGCTTCAAATAGATGTTGTTAAAAGATTGCTTGATAGATTCACAATGAAATGTGATGTTGTGGATGATCCATTTGGCGGATTATTTACCGTGCCTTATGTAGCATTAGAAATGGAACGCAGCGCCATTTCAGCAGAATTAAATCCAGAGTATTATGATGATGGTTTGTTTTATCTGAAATCTATCGAGTACAAAATAAACGTTCCAACATTATTTGATTTAGCAATATAATGGAAAAAGAAATTGATTTAGTCGAATTGTTTTCGGGTATTGGGGGTTTCGCCAAAGGAATTTCCGATGCTGGATTAACAATAAAAAGACATCTATTTTCAGAAGTAGATAAGCACACCATAGCCAATTATAAATATAATTTTAAAAAATCAATATATGTCGGATCAGTTACAGATGTTCGAGGAATTGTTAATGCCATTAACAAAAATAGAAGCAAAAGGATCGGTATCACTTTCGGAAGTCCTTGTCAAGATTTTAGTATGGCTGGAAAAAGAGAAGGGATGGAAGGATCGAGAAGTTCACTTATCCTGGAAGCAATCAGGATTATTTCTGAAACAAAACCAGATTTTTTTATCTGGGAAAATGTTAAAGGATCATTCTCCTCAAATGATGGCGCAGACTTTTGGGGCATTATCGCTGCCTTTGCCAACATTGGGGGTTATCGACTTGAATGGCAATTGTGTAACACAAGTTGGTTTTTACCCCAAAATAGAGAGCGGATTTACCTTGTCGGACATCTTGCAGGAAGAAGTGAGCTCGGAGTATTTCCTTTCACAAAAGATGGTGGATTATTTAATGGTTCGAAAGAATCAGAAAAAAGACAATCACAAACCGAAAATTGCAGTACAATTGGTTTAGGATTTGGAAGTAAAGCAGATAATACTTTTGTAGAAGTTCCAAAAATAGCAGGATGTTTAACTGGTGGTGGTCATAGTGGTGGACTTCACAGCGATATGACAACTATCAAACTAAAACAAAAACATCAAACCAAAGGCAATCCACAAGGAACTAGAATTTATGAAATAGATGGATTAGCTTCTACGATTTCAAGTGGTGGAGGTGGTTTAGGAGGTAAAACAGGATTATATGAAGTTAAATCCAACACCAAAAAAAGCTTTGACATTGCAAACGAAGGAGATTCAATAAATCTATCAAATCCAAGTTCCAAGACAAGAAGAGGAAGAGTAGGAGTAGGAGTAGCTCAAACATTAGACACCCAATGCAATCAGGCGGTTGTAAAATCTGTTTCTACTATTGGAAGAAAAGAAAAAAACCAAAATGGAAGCAGATTTAAAGAAGAAGAATCATTTACACTTTACTCTCAAGAACAACATGGAGTACAAATAAATGATTCAATCAGGAGATTAACTGAAATAGAATGTGAAAGACTTCAAGGTTTTCCAGATGATTGGACCAAGTTTGGTTTATACTTAAAACCAAGCGTACAAAAGTACATTTATGGTAATAAAAAAAGATGGCGAACAGCATCAGCACAACATAAATTATTTGTTTTTGCCGTAAATAATACCACTCTAATCGAAAAGGAAATTCCAAAAACACAACGTTACAAAATGTGTGGAAATGCAGTAACAACGGATTTACCAAGGGAAATAGCTAAACGATTAAAATTAACCTAATGAACCAGCTAAACCTTTTCGATGAATACGAAATCGACCAGAAAAACGAAAAACTTTCAAAGGCTGCCAATGCAATTTTGGCAGCCTTGAATGACGATCAAAAAGACAAATACGAACCACATTATTATTTTCAGGAAGGGAATTATATCGTTTTGATGGCTGTTAACAAACACAAAGAAGCGGTTTTCAATATTCTGGATTTAGATGGGAAAACGCCCAATGGATTTTCAGCCTGTTGGAGAAATTTAGAACACATAAAACAAGATTTAAACTCATAAAAATGGAAGAAAACCAAATTTTAGAATTAGGATTCAAGAAAAACCAAACTGAACAAGATGGAGTAATTTATACAGAATATATTATCGGTAATGGTAAAGTTGGAATTGAAATATCAGGTACAACTTTAGTAGAAATTACAGAAGGTAGAGGTTCATTTATTACCGTTCCGAATTGCCAAACCATCGAAGATTTAAAACAATTAATCAAATTATTCAATATCAAATAAAAAAATTATGAAAATCACTTTAAGCTCGGGAGAATTATCAAAGAAACTCAATTTTTTAGGCGGTGTAATTGCGCCCAACAACACCATGCCAATTTTGGATAACTTTCTTTTTGATATTGAAAATAATCAGTTAAAAATAACAGCATCTGATCTGGAAACTACCATGTCCACCACAATGGAAGTAGTTTTTGAAGGCAAAACATCGGTGGCTATTCCGGCCAGACTTTTAATTGATGTTTTGAAAACATTTTCAGAACAACCTTTGGATTTTACCATCAAGGAAAATAACACCATCGAAATTGGATCTAATACTGGACAATATGAAATTGCTTATCACGTTGGCGAAGAATTTCCAAAATCAGTTGTATTGGATAATCCATCAGCTACAACAATGCCGGCTAAAGTATTGGCTAATGCTATTGGTAAAACGCTTTTTGCTACCAATAGCGATGATTTAAGACCAGCTATGAATGGTGTTTATTTTCAGTTTTCGCCAAATGGTTTGATTTTTACAGCAACCGATGCACACAAACTCGTTAAATATTCCAGAACCGATTTAACGGCAACCGAAATAGCCAATTTCATTATGCCTAAAAAACCACTTGGAGTTTTAAAAGGCATTTTAGCCACTTTAAGCGATGATGTTAAAATTGAATACAACGAATCGAACGCAGTCTTTTCTTTTGAAAATTACATTGTTTCATGTCGTTTGATTGATGCTCAATATCCAAACTATGAAGTGGTTATTCCAAAAGACAACCCAAGCAAATTAACCATTGAAAGAGCATCGTTTTTGCAATCTGTTAAGCGTGTTGCCACTTTTTCCAACAAAACTACTCATCAAATGGTTTTGAATATCGCTGGAGCAGAATTGAAAATATCAGCTGAAGATGTGGATTACTCCAACAAAGCTGATGAACGTCTGACTTGTAATTTTGAAGGTGAGGATATCAAAATTGCTTTTAATTCGAGGTTTTTATCCGAGGTTTTGGGAGTTTTCCAATGCACTACTGTCGAAATGGAATTATCTACACCTGTCAAAGCTGGAGTATTAAAAGCAGTCGATGGATTAGAAGAAGGCGAAGAAATCCTGATGCTGGTAATGCCAGTGAAAATATAATCAAAAAACAAAGTTGCCATGTCAAACGTAATATCAGATATCCAAAAACAAAGAGCATTAGAATTATTCTTTTGTTCCGATGATCGAAGATTATGGGTTATTGGCGAAACATTGGGTATTTCTGAAAGTTGTGTTTCAAAAATAGTTCAGGATTATTTCGACAAAAAACTAAAGTTTGATCGTGGCAACTTTTTAATTTATCATTCAGGAATGAATAGATTTTAACGCCGTATGCCAGCAGGATTATGAACTGAAAAACTAAAGCCGTGCATATGGCTTGTAGCATATGTTAGCAGGAGTACGAATTTTAACAAAAAAATGTCTTATGAAAAAATCAGCCCACCAAATTTGGAAAGAATCAAAAGAGCAGAATTTATCCAAAGAAGAATTCAAACAAAAATTAATAGAAAATAATGTTATAATCAAAACAGATATAAATTTTTGCATAAAAGTACAAGCTAATCACGATTGTTGGATTGCTGATTGGGAAGGAGACCCAGGAAGGACTTTAGTAAAAGAAAATGCTAAATTATTCAAAACCGAAATAGAAGCAGAAAAATTTCAGTCTAAAATGGCTTTAAAATATCCCAACAGGAAAATGTGGATTGAACTATTCACGTAGTATTCCTGATAACGTTTTGCAACTACACGTCTGTTGCGTAAAAGTATAAAACCATCTTTCAGTTTAACACGGATTTGAAAGGCACAAAACAATAACTAAATTAATCACAATGTAGCAATAGCGTGTAATTGCTGTTATAACCAGTATTTTTATGAGTTTAGATGTAAGTTTATACAGAAAATTATATTTGTCTTACGATCAAGGCAAAACATACGTAGAAAAAGAAGAGTGTGTTTATGATGCAAATATCACACATAATTTAGGCAAAATGGCTGATGAAGCAGGAATTTATTATGCACTTTGGCGACCAGAAGAAATTGAAAAAAGCAAGGCTAAAGATATTATTGAATTACTTGAAAAAGGTTTAGCGGATTTAAAAGCAAGACCTGAATATTTTGAAAAATTTAATTCTGATAATGGTTGGGGTTTATATAAAAATTTCGTTCCGTTTGTAGAAAAATATTTGGAAGCGTGCAAAGAGTTTCCAGAAACCGATATTGTTGTTAGTAGGTAATATTGGTTATAACGGCCGCAGCTACAATTTCGGCGTGGTCAAGCACAGACTATCCCTCGGATTTGCCGAATGATTGAAGCGCAAAACAATAATTAAATTAATCACTAATAAAACGCTGAAATGTAGCTGTTGTTATGAGTAGGCTTTTTTAACACTAAACAAAATGGGAATTAAAAAAATAGCAAGACCGATTAATTCAGCCAAAAATAAATTTATTCAATGGCTTAAAGACAATAAAGCTGAAGATATTGACGAATATGAAGGCGAAAAAAAAGATGGTGATGGATGGGATTATTACAGAACTGTTTCTGCATTTGTTGGAGAAACTCTCTATACTGTTTATTTCACTATATGGAATGGAAAAGTAAAAATTGATTATTCTGATGAAGAAAACAGATATAATGATATGAGTGTAGAAGATTTTATGCAGTTGCTATGGTAAGCTTACTCATAACGTTATCTCGCTTGCTCGTCGTTGTGGCGAATTAAACACCCAAACTTAACTGATAATGACTAAACTTAAAATTATGCCCGATACTTCAAAAGAAACCGAAATGCCACAATGCGTGCAAACGAGTGTTATGCCTCGTTTATATGTGATGATGTTTTCTTCTGGAAGAACTTCAGCAGCATTGGCAAAATATATCAAATCCAATCCAAAGTACAAAAATGTTATTTATGTAATTCTTAATACAGGAAAAGAGCGTGAAGAAAGTTTAGTTTTTGCAGATCGTTGTGATAAAGAGTTTGGCTTGAATTTAATTTGGCTTGAAGCAGTTGTGAAAGAAGGAAAAGGAAATGGTACATCCTATAAAATTGTAAGTTTTGAAACTGCTTCCCGAAATGGAGAACCATTTGAATCGATGCTTGGTAAATATTATCTACCAAATAATGCAGCGGGAATGAATTGTACTAGAGAATTAAAACAACGCCCAATTGATGCTTATTTGAGAGATAATTACAAAGGATTAGATATTAAACGAATAATCGGAATAAGAGCAGATGAAGCACATAGAAAGTCTATTCACGCAGAAAAAGAAGGTTTTATTTATCCATTTTGTGACGAGGTTCCCGTAGATAGTAAAAATATTAGAAAGTTTTGGTCTGAAATGCCTTTTGATTTAGAATTGAAAGACTACGAAGGTAATTGTGATTTATGCTTTAAAAAGTCATTAAAAAAGCGATTGACAATTATAAATGAAAATCCAAAAATTGCAAATTGGTGGAGAAAGATGGAGGAAAAACACGGAAGTGAAGAAAGCCCACGTTTTGATATGAGAACAAATTTGACTATTGCGGAACAAATTGAATTGTCAAAAAAGCCATTTACAAAAGCAATTGACTTGCACGAATTATCTAAACAACAAACTGATTTATTTGAAATAGAAACCGATTGTTTCTGCAAAGGAACTTAAAAAAATAGTTTGATGGAGTATAAAAACGTCTATCACCATTGAAAGATAAGGCGTTCTATTTTTATAAAATTTAAAAACTAAAATTATGAAAATCAAAAACCAATGGATTGTCTTTAATGCCAATCAAGACCAACTTTTAGTTGAAACAGAATTTCTGCAATATTGAAATCCTTTCAGAAACTGCAATAGATTACATGAATAGGTATCTTGAAATGTTTCCAGAACTATACGAAACCATCGAAGAAAAACCCGAAAATAAAACGCAACAAATTTCGCTATTTTAATTAGAAGCATTCAAAATTTACCTATATTTGTAACTCAAAATTACCAATTCTTCACAAGTCCTAACGAGGTTCGATAGGCACGATTTTTGAAAAAACACCAAAATACAAATTGAAAAAAGTCTTAATTGGGATTGATCCTGATACTGACAAATCTGGTTTCGCTTTGAAATCAGGTAAAACTATTCAGCTAAAAAACTTAAAGTTTTTCGAGTTGTTTAAGGCGTTGTATTTCGTAAAAAACAATCCTGAATATTCCCAAGATTGCGAAGTGATGGTGTATGTAGAATGCGGTTTTCTTAATGGCGGCAATCGACACTTCAAAGCAGCAGCTTCAACGGCTTTTAATGGTAAAATATCTGAACGAGTAGGAGCTAATCATGAAATAGCAAAAAAGATTTGTGAAATGTGTGAATTCCTTGAATTGCCATTTACACAAGTAAGACCTACAAAGTCTAAAACAAATTCAGCCTTTTTTCAACAAATTACCAAAATTACAGACAGAACCAATCAAGAACAGCGTGATGCTGCAATGTTGATTTGGGGGTTATAAAAATATTTAAGAGTATGAAGTCGATTCGTTCGTTCATTATGATTGCAGTCTGTATGGCTGTTTTCACATCCAAGGCAACTACAACCGCCTCGATGGAACAAAAGCAAAAAACGGAGTTTGTCAAGGATTTTAAAATCCAGACTTATGATGTAAGTGTTGTAAATGAATTTAATGTTGTTTCTGTTTATTCTGAAACAAATGTTTTTAGAATTGAAAGCAACCCAGTACAGATTTACAATGTAAATCTCGATGTTGGATTAATCAATTCAGAGCAAAAATTTTCTTCTATTGATTACAAAGAAAAATTGCTTAAAAATTACAATAAAGATTTTACTTCTATCAATCTAAAGGAAAATCGAATACGTCATTGTTGTTAAACAAAGTCAATTTAATATATAAAAGCCATTCTTAATGGATGGCTTTTTTAAACAGGAGTATGGCGAAATTGGTAGACGCTAACGATAAGGAGAAATAATTAATAAGACTAAAAGGTTAATAATGCTAGTACATACTTTTAGGAATCGTTGAAGAGGCTACTTCAAGTCGTGTAAATCGAGAAATAAATTGACATTATTTCATACAGGTTCGAATCCTGTTACTCCAACAAAAAATTAAATCAAAAATTATGATTGAAATTGTAAATGGTAAAATATTTGTTCAAGGCAAAGAAACCGTAGATGCCACACTCATTGGCTATGCTTTGATTGACTATGCAGAAAATCAAGGAAATAATCTACCAATAAACAAAAAGACGGCCAAAGAGCGTAAAAACTATTTGACTGATAAGTATTTTGCTTATTTGGAAATGAACAAGCTTTCAGCCACCAAAGAGCGAACTGCATTAATTGAATTGCTTTTTGAACTAAAAGAACCAGAGCCATTTGAATTAATCAAAAAAGCAATGGATTTTAGAATAACATCAGCCACTTGCTACAATTTCATTCAAACCTGTGTTGATGCTGAAATAATAGAAATTCAACCTAAAAAATACAGTTTCAAATGATAACATTATCTGAAAAGTAATTAGAACTCATAAAACTCAAAGCAATTCAGGATTATCTTCTTTCACGTGGGTTGAATGATGAAGAAATCAATGATAAATTGAGAGAATTGATAAAATCACAATCCTAGTGATAGTAAGGATTTAGTCAACATTGTCCATCGGTAAAACAAAACCAATATGAAATCAAAAGAATTATTAATACCAAGATTTGAAGTAATTGAAGAATATCCGTATTCAAAATATAAAAAAGGAGATGTATTAGAATTAAAACAAATAACTAGCGATAAGATATTTCATAACACAGAAGATTTTTTTGTTGGCAATTTTTTTACTCAACCTGAATTAGAAAAATATCCTCATTTATTTAGAAAACTAAATTGGTGGGAACATCGAAAAGCGGAAGATATGCCTAAAAAAGTAATGTCTTTGGCTGATGATAAAAAAGACACTTATGATATTGAAGAATGGGACATGCAAATATTAGTTGGATGGATTGATAAAAAAAGTAGATCCTGTTGTTCTTTGAAAGCATTTAATCCTGAATATGGATATTTCCCTGTAGATTAAAATAAAATATTTATACCAAATGAAATCCAATAACCTCACCATAAAGCAAGAAGCATTTGCACAGGCGTTCATTCGTTTGGGCGATAAATCAGCGGCTTATCGTGAGGCTTATTCGACTAAAAAAATGAAATCCGAAACCGTTAATAATTTAGCTTATAGATTATTTGAAAAGGACGAGATTAGGGCGAGAATTGATTTTTTGCGTTCCGAAATGGAAAAAAGAAACAAAGTCGAGATTGACGAACTTCTTATTGCGTTGGCAGGTATGGTTCGCTTTGATGTTGCAGAATTGTATGATGAAAATGGAGCCTTGAAAAACATTCATGATATGTCTTTGTCAGCAAGGCAAATGATAACTCAATTAGATACTTTAGAGCAGTATAACACAAAAGGAGATTTTCAAGGAATTACAAAAAAGATTCGTTTACTCCCAAAACTAGATGCTATTGAAAAATTGATGAAGCATTTAGGTGCTTACGAAAAAGACAATAGACAAAAAGCTCCAGTTGTAAAAACCAAGATTACTTGGGGCGGAAAGGAAATTGAAATCTAATGGAGCTTTCGCCTAAACAAACTGAAGCGATGAATGCTGTAGAAAGCGAACTATACAATTTCATCACTTTTGGCGGCGCAATTCGTGGAGGAAAATCAGTTTGGGGTTTTTCTGCTTTATTGATATTATGTACAGTTTATCCTGGTTCAAGATGGTGTTTGATTCGGGAGGATATGGAAAAGATTAGAACAACATCAATTCCATCTTTCAAAAAAATTGAACCAAGTGGAGTTTTAAGGCAATCGCCTTATGAATATACCCATCCAAATGGATCTGTAATTTTATTCAAATCTGAAAATTACGCACAGGATAAGGATTTAGACTGGATGAAAGGTTTGGAGGTTAACGGATTTCTTTTTGAAGAAATAAACGAATGCCAAAAACAAACACTTTACAAGGCTTTTGAGCGTGCTGGAAGTTGGATTATTCCTCACACAAACAACCAGCCAAATCCTTTGATTATGGCAACTTGCAACCCAACGTTTGGATGGTTCAAAGAAATAGTATATGATCCTTGGAAAACCGAAACATTGCCTGTAAAATGGCTTTACATTCCTGCTAAAATAACTGACAATGTTGACAAAGATGGAAATTCAAATCTTCCAGCTGCTTATATTGAAAGTTTAAACAACATGCCAAAATTCGAATACATGGTATTCG